TTGGAGTTGATGCTGATGTAGCAGTTGTTCTTGGTCTCCTCGGCCTTGACCAACATGTCGAAGTTCGTCCACATCCTGTAGGTGGTGTTCCTGTCCTTCTTGTGGTAGATCCGGTACTCGATCCTGTCCGACTTGATCTTGTGGGCGGGGATCCACTGGCCCTTCGAGATGGAGTGCAACTTCATGGTCTTCATCAAGATGTTGTCGGAGTTGGACAACCTGTAGTAGGACTCGTTGATCTTCTGGTCCGGCATCCCCAGGTTCATGGAGATGTTGGTGAGGAACTCCAAGGACGACTCCTCCCTCAAGAACTCGTTGTCCTTGGGGACCAAGTAGTAGTTGGGGTTGGACTTGGTCCTGTACCAGTTCAACAAGTTCATCTTGGCGTTCCCCTCGCACGGCAAGTCCGACAACATGATGATCTTCATGAACTTCATGGACTTCTGGTTCAAGTTGAGGAACTCCGAGAAGATCTTGTTGGGGTACTTCAAGTCCTTGAACATGGACTTGATGACCTTGAAGGGGTTGTTGTAGATCTCGTTCGTGTAGGGCACCCCGGTCATCTCCAACAGGTTCTTCGCGGTGTTGACGGTCGCGGCCCGGAAGTCGGTGTCCTTGTTGAAGATGAAGTCCACGACCTCCTCCCCGCTGGCCATGGCCCCGATGTCGTTCATGTAGAACCTCATGGTCCTCATCATGGTGTGGGTGTACTTGGTGGACTTGGACATGTTCAACAACTCCTTGTCGTTCATCTCCTTGATCTCGATGATGTCCTTCAACCCGTGGTACATCCTCAACGAGCTGTGGTCGGGGTTCATCTCCAACATCTGGGACAGGAACTCGATCATGTCCATCGAGAACTTCTCCACGTTGTTCTTCAACTTGAACACCTCCAACTCCAAGTCCTCGTAGTCCTCGTTCCTCTTCTTCTTCTTGAACAACTCCTTGGACTTCATGACGTAGTCGTCGTTCATGATCTCCTCGCTCTCGGTCAAGGGGTACCTCTTCCCCTTGCTCTTGGACATCTGCAAGGCCCTGATCAAGGAGTGCACGACCATGGTCTCCTGGAACTCGTACTTCCTCTTCATCCCCATGAAGAACTCCTCGCAGAACAAGTTGAAGGACCTCATGTCCGTCCTGGGGACGTTCTTGTTCAACTTGAAGTGGTTCGACTCCTCCATCAGCTGGTCGGTGGTCATCATCAACTCCTTGTTGTAGAAGTCGTTCCTGAGGTTCATGAGCTTCTTGTCCAACCTCATGGGCAACTCGTACCAGTACTTCCCCATGCAGTCCTCCGAGAACGGGACCAGCTTCTTGGCCATCTTGTAGTTCGACCCCGGCTTGTAGGAGTACATGTTGTAGTAGAACTTGTTCAACTCGTCGGTGTTGTTCTTGTTGAACATGTTGATCTCCATGCCGTACAACAGCTGCTCGATGACGAAGTTCTGGGGGAAGAACCCCATGTGGTACGGGAGCAGGTCCTCGGTGCAGTTCAACTTCAACATCATGGAGTTGATGATCTCGTCGGAGATCCTGTAGTACCTGAGCAACTGCTTCCTCATCATCCAGGCCAACAACTTGATGGTCGTGTAGTACATCCCGTGCTCGAAGCACCTCCTGAGGTTGGAGTTCATGAAGACGACCGCCTCCTCCGGGGAGGACAAGTCCTGGATGGAGTTCGCGTTGTACAAGTCCTTGATCAGCGCCCACTGCATCCTCCTGCCCACGGAGAACAAGGAGTTGAACTCCGTGATGGTGAAGTTCAACCCCGACTTCTTCCAGTTCGTGTGGATGTTGCTCAACCTGGAGGACCAGTCCAACAAGGTCACGTAGGACTTCATCACCTCGTCCGCCTTCGAGAACCCGGCCCTGTACACGAAGATCATCATCTTGGTCTTGTCGTCGGAGGATATCAAGGAGGTCTGGTGCATCTGGACGCTGTACACCCTCCACAAGACCTTCTCGATCATCTCGTCCGCGAGGTCGTCGTCCAAGCAGTGCTTGAAGCTGCTGCCCTTGTGCAACATCCCCTGCCCCATCCCGGAG